TACGGACACCGTGGCGGGAATGACGGCCAAGGCTATGCGTGGCGAGGCCGAGGTTTCCTTCAATTGACGCACAGAGATAATTATAGATCTTTTGCAAGCGATATGAGGTTACCAGAGGTCATGGACAATCCTGATCTTGTAGCAAATGATTACGCTATGGACTCAGCTTTATGGTTCTTCAAGCGTAATAATATATGGAAAATATGCGATGAAGGTGTAAATGATGACACAATCAAGCGTGTGACTAGGGTGGTAAATGGCGGTTATAACGGGCTAGATCATCGTGTAAAAGAAACAAAAAAGATTTATGAGTGGATATCTTAGCTTAGTAATGCTAAAATAACGTAGAACCTGTTGGAGAAATAAATGAGTTTAGGCACTTTATTTAGTATCGGAAAGACCATTTTGGGCGGTTCTGGTAATCCTATAACAGATTTCGCTACTAATTTTCTTATAAGTAAAGCTTTAGGTGGCGACACAAAAGACGCTGCAAAGGCTACTTTATTACAACAAGGTCTGGGATCTTCTGGTTTATTAGATAGTATTTTTGGAAAAAAAGACGAACAATTGTCTGATAATTCTATGCTGGCTGCAGCTATGTCAGATACAGCAGGTCCAAAAAAGTTTAGTAAAAAGGGTCAAAGCTCTGAAGGATTAGCTTCAGCAGCAGCAGAAAAGGGTTCTTCAAGCATTTCTCCTATAAAAGGCGGTCTTGGATCTTTGTTAGATAGTGATTTCTTAAAATCACCTTTAGGTATGGGGCTTGCTGCTGTATTAGCCGATAAATTGTTCGGGTCGGATGATGTTGAAGGATCAGAACTAGCTAGTATGCCATTTGGTGGAGTAGAAGGTTTTACTAAATTAAATGTCCCAAGACGTTTGGCCGCAGGGGGTTATATTGATGGCGAGTATTTTCCTCGTAGAAATGGCGGTATAATGCCCTCAGAAGGATCTGGTCAAAAAGATGATGTGCCTGCTATGCTTATGGCAGGTGAGTTTGTATTGAAGAAAGATGCTGTTAAAGGTTTAGGTGGCGGAGATCTCAATAAAGGTATTGAGAGAGCTTATGCGCTGCAAAACAAATTAGCATCTCAAGGAGCGTAGATATGGCTGAACCAATGGAAACAATACGCCGCCGTCCAGAGTATATAGAACTCAGGGAAAAGGCTTTATTAGATGCGATATTTGGGCAATATGACCCTAACAAGGGATTTACTGGGGGTCTTATACAAGACCCTGATATGTTTAAGATAGCTCCTTATCGTATAGCTGAAAGAACAGGTTTAGAGGATTTTGCAAATAGGTTTCTAAGTCAAGATCCTGAGTCTTTTATGAGCAGAACAGATCCTTACTTTGATCAATCAAGAGAAGCTTTAGGTCAAGGTATTGGTGCGCTAACTCAAGCAAGAGATATGATCACAGATCCTAACACTGTACAAGACTTTATGAATCCATATTTGGATGCAGTGGTTGAAGAAAGCATGTCTGACATTAACAGAGCAGGTGATCAAGCATTAATGAGAGGCGATGCCAGAGCTGTAAAAGCTGGCGCTTTTGGTGGTTCAAGACAAGGCATTCAGTCTGCTGAAATTGAAAGAAATATTTTAGATGCAAAACGCAAAGCATCATCTGATCTCAGGTCAAAAGGTTTTCAACAAGCACAGAAAGCTGCGATGGAAGCAGGCAGACTTACTGGTGGCATAGGTCAATCTCTAGCAGGTGCGGCAGGTAAAAGCGCTGACATTGGTAGGGTATATGGCGCTATGGCTCCTGCAGATCTTGGTTTCTTATCTGGAGTTGGTCAGGCCGATAGAGGTTACAGACAAAGCGTCATCGACATGGCTAGAAAAGAAATGCAAAGGCCAACTGAGCAAGCATTATTACCATATAATTATGCTTATGGCGCTCTTGCTGGCACACCTTCTGCGGGTGTATATAATCAGGTTCAAACATCAAATGCGCCTGCAACCAACCCATTATTGGCAGGCATAGGCGCTTATACAACATTGCAAGGCATTAACGCACAATAAGGCGAACAATTATGGCACCTCGTACTAATATTTATCAAGAATATGAAGATATTTTATCTAATCGCGGCCTTGGCAGTATGCCTGCTAATAATAAAAGTAGGTTACAATTAGGAATAGAAAGCGGAAGATTAAGAGATCCAAGTAGTATTCCTGAAAGGCCCGGAACTGGTATTGATGAACTTCAAAGAGGTTTAATAAATCTTGGTAACATACTAAAATCTGGTGGTTTAAGTCAGGCTTATCAACCACCCAAGAATATAGGTGAAGCAACTCAGCAAGTAAAAACTTCTGGAGATGTTGATACCACAGATTCTAGTCTTAATATCTTTCAAGTCCCCGGAGAGGTGCAAGATGCATCTGTTGATGTTCTTTCTCCTGATAAACCATCCGATTCCGTTTTAGCTCAAAGTATGGCTGGAAAAACTGGAGCTGGTTATAAGGGTAGGGGCGAAATGGTTGAAAAGCCCGGAGAAAGAGCTGATGCTTTAGCACAAGCAGAGATGGCAGAGGCTGCAGAAACTGCTGGGGAGACTGCGCTTGTTCAAGGTATTGGTGAGGATATTAAGAAAAAAGGCGGAGTTGATGCATTTGCTAATACGTTTCAGCAAGCAATGGAGCAGTTTGGTTTGAATGTAAGAGGAACTACGCAGCCTAGTCAGTCAAAAACAATGGATGATTATAAAAAAGAGTTTGCTGAAGCTACAGGTATAGATATTAGTGGTAAGGTTGATAAGAGCCACGCTCTAATGTCTTTAGGTCTTGCATTGATGCAAAATAGAGCAGGCAAAGGTTTTAACGTAGGTAGAATACTAAATGCTGTAGGAGAGGCTGGTCAGGCTGCGCTACCAGCGCTGGCTGCTGCTAAACAAGAGGCCAAACAAAATAGAATAGCTGCAGGACAATACGCTCTTCAACAAATAAAATCTGATGAAGATGCTAGAGCTGCTATTCGAGCATCTGATCTTGCTTTTAAAAGAGAGCTGTTTTTAAAAGATTTGGATTTTAAAAGAGACAGACAGAAAATGATTGATGAAGCTATTTTAGCGGGCAATGAAACAAAACTAACAGAAGCATTAAAAAATACTGAACAAAAAACAATTAGAGTAGGTGCTAAAGAAGTAAAAATAGGTATGGGGCAGGATCTTGAATTTGGTGGAAGAACTGTTTTTTCCTCTCCAGAGTTTGATGCTCGACAAGTAGCGGATGCTTACAAAAAAACGGGCGAAGGATTAGACATTTTGAGAAAAATGGAAGGTCTTCTTCTTCAATTAAAAGATCAAGGAGAAGGAAATCTTGGCGGTACTGCTTTACAAGGCGCTCTTGAAGGGGTCATAAGTGTAGGTAACGCTATGGGTATGAACCTTAAATATCCTAGTGGAGATGATGTAGCTATAACTCAACAGCTAGAAGTTTTACAAAGACAGGTTTTATCAAGATTTAAAAAGTTTATTGCTCAAGAAACGGGTAATGGTATTTCCAATGTAGATGTTCAAGATATAAAAGCAGCTCTTGGACAATTTCAAACATTTGAAGATATTGATAAAGCAATTATGTCCGTTGGAGAAATGCAAGAATTATTTTTAAGTTCTCAAAATACATTAGATCCAATCGTTGATATGTTTATGGACAGAAAAAGTTATAGAGGAAATGAAGTCGGAACACAGGATTATGAAAAAGTTATAAAACTGTTTTCTGAAAAATTTGGCAATATTTCTGTTTTTGAACCTACTATTGTAGAGGGGCCAGATGGTCAAACAATCATGGATTATGATATTAGAACAGGTGCTTAAAAATGGGATTTGTAAACGTCCAAACAGATAGTGGAACTTTGCGATTTCAAATTGAAGGCAATACGCCAACACCTTTGGAGCAATCTAGAATCCAAAGAATTATAATGCGACAGGCTCCTCAAAGAAAAATAAGAGAAATACAAGAAAAAAAAGACGAACAATTGTTCGATTATAAAACTGGTATTCAAGATGTTGAGCTTAGAAGAAAGCTTAGTCGAGCAGAAAATCAAGAAGAGCAGGCACTTGCTCTTAAAAGTATGGGTCTATCTGAATTAGATTATACAAGAGATATGAGAGGAAGATTAGCTCTAACTCCTTCTGGAGCAAAAAAATTTAATGTAGATTCAGATCGCAATGTAATGATTGATGAACGTGGATTTACTAGAGCAGATCTCGCTGACTTATCAAGTTTGGGAAGAGAGGTTCTTGGTGGCGGCGTTGGCGCAGCCATAGGTCAAGTTGCTATACCTATTCCATTCTTAGGTGCTATGATAGGTGCTGGACTTGGAACGGGTACCGCAAAGTTAGCAGAAGAAACTCAGGAAGTATTTCAAGGCACTTCAGCGCAAGATACGGGTGAAATATTAAAAGACACAGCTAAAGAGGCAGCTATTGGTGCATTAGCTGAAGGTGCGGGGCAGGCTGTCTTTAAAACAATTGGTGCTGTATTTGGTAGACCCGGTAAAAATTTAACTGATGATCAATTAGAACTTGCTGGAATGTCTATAGATAAATTTAACATTCAGCCAACATTAGGACAGATAGGCGCATTTAGTCCTTTTGCCAGACAACAGACAATTGGTGAAAAAATCTTAGGTACATCTCCTAGATTAAGAGGAAACCATAAAGCTATAATTGATCAATTAGATAATTTTAGAAGCAATTATGGCGCATCTACTCCAGACGAAGTTGCTGATGTTTTAGTAAATGCTGCTAAAGCTGGCGATAAATCAGTTGAAACTGTAAGAAAAGCTTTGTCAAAAGATATTATAAATACATTTAAACAAGCTAATGAATCTTTGGGAGCGGCTGCTGTAAAAGATCAAACACTTGATGAAGATTTGTTCGGAATATTTACAGATTCTTACAAAGCTTTTGATGATCTTATGGAAGAAAAGTTTTCAACTATTAATAAATTAGTAGACGACAGAGCAGGTAATGTAGCTGCTTTTAATATAACTGGCCTTAAAAAAGACGCTGCAGCAAAATTAGATCAATTTGTAGGTGTTGTTGAAGGTAATCAAAAGATCGCAAAAAATATGCTTGAGGGCATAGTAAGCCTACCTAATAGAGCAAGTTTTTCTCAGCTTTATAGAGCTAGGAAAAGTATAAATGACACTTGGCTAAAGAATTTTGGGTCTTCAAATGTTGAAGGCGTAAAGAAAGACTTTTTAAACAGAATGGATGACCTGTTAGGTCTTGATGAAGTTAATAGAGCTTTAACAAGTCAATCTTTAAAAGGTATATCAGCACAAAAGAAAGCCATGTATCGAGCGGCAGCAGAAGAAATACCAAAAGCAAGGCAAGCTTTTGCAGAGGGTATAAAACAATTTGAAAATTTACATGGAACTTTAGGTCTTAAAAATCTTGTTAGATCTGTGAAAACGGATAGCACAGTAGATTTTGCGGGAGCTGCAAAAACTTTAGTAAAACCTAATAATCCACAATATTTAAAAAACGCAGAAAGTGCATTAAGTGCATCTAAAATTGATTTTGAACCATATAAATCAAGAATAGCTTCTGAGTGGTTAAGAAACGCTTTTTCAGAATCAACAAAAGTAAATAGAACAGGCGCTGTAAGTACTCACAAATTTTTAAATGAAATAGAGGGGCTGGGTACAACTGGCGAAGAATTGTTCGGGAAAAGTCTACCAGAGATAAAAAAACTTGCTAATCAAATGAACGCATTAAATTTATCAAACTTGTCCGAAAGTATGATTGATGATGTTGTAGGGGCTGGTGCTAACCAGCCTGCTGTAAATTTGTTAAGAAATTTAAAAGATGTGGTAGAAGAGCAAGCAGCTATGAACAAAAGTTCGGCTTTAAAGGCTCTAAAAGATGGCACTATAACTGCTACTAAAGCCGCCGAAGTTATAGCAGAAGGATCGACAAAGGACGTTGATGTAAGAAAGTTAATAAAATATTTTGATGATCCAGCAGATATAGATAAAATAAGATCTTTTTATATTGATAATATTATTGGTGATTTTGGAGATACTTTTCTTAGCAACCCAGCACAATTTAAAATGTTTGGTCAAAGGCTACAAAAAGAATTTAACACAGGAAAGTTAGAAGTTGTTTTTGGAAAAGAAATGGCTAAAGACATGAACGATTTTGGTCGAGTCATGGTGTTTAATTCTAAAGCAATCGAGGGTGGTGATCTTGTAGCAGCAAACATTGCAGCTAAACCACTGGAAAATATAGGTAAAATAGCAAAATTTATGACTTTTGGATTGTTATTTAGATCAGCACCTCAATACAAAAGTATTGTAAATCAATACAGAGCAATGAGCCAAGGTGCTACACAAAAAACTAAAGCTCAAATGTTTGGCAATTTACTAGCTAATGCTTTTACTTCAACTTTAAATCAGTTGCCTCTTCAATCTGTAGATGAGGGTGTAGGAGAAGTTAAAAGCCAAGCTACTGCAGTTGCATCTAATATAATGCAACAAAACGCTCCTAATATGTTTCAATCACCAAGACAAACTACTCCTGTTCCTCAAGTGGCACCGCCAGTATCTGCTCCACAAGTAAGATCAGTAGAGGGTAGACTGCCAACAATTAGACAGAGAGCAAGAGAAAACCCTGCAATAGCCGCTACATTGCTTGGCGGTCTAGGTAGCGCAGGGTTACTTTAGTCTTCTATAACAGCACTTAATCCAGCGGGTGCTGCGCTTGTTACGTTTCTAGGTTGAAATCTAGGTGCAATTGCATTTGGAGCGCCAGAAATATCATGAGCATCATCTACTATGATAGACAATTGCTGAGAAATATTGCGCCGCTCTTTTGTCGCCATTTGCACAATTTTTCTATAAGTATCTACGCTGACGCTTATAGACTTGTATTTATCTGATGATGGCACTAGCATAACTCCCATAATGTACTCGAAACCAAGATATAATCCCAAACTAAAAAGGTCAAGACCAAAGTATGGGAACAAAAAAACTGTTGTGCATGGCATCAAGTTTGACTCAAAGTGGGAATCGGAGCGTTACCTATATCTAAAGTCACTTGAGAAAGCAGGTCGAATCACAGATCTTGAGTTACAACCGCGCTACAATCTTATGGTCAACGATCAAAAAATCTGTGCGTATGTAGCCGACTTTAAATATAATAAAGAGAACGCAGATGGTATTTGGGAACATATTGTCGAAGACGCTAAAGGTGTAGAAACCCCTGAATTTAAACTAAAAAAGAAACTTATGAAGGCTGTTTTGGGTATCGAAATATATTTATCTAAAAAAAGTTCTTGACTCACTTCCCATACTTTGCCATACATTTGACTGTCTAATAAAAAATTGGAGGTTGCTATGAGCAACGCATTACTTGAGCGCAGGGAAGAACTGCGCACCGTCATCTCAGAGCTTAAAGAAGAGCTTTCTGATGTTAATCAAAAAATCCAAGATGTTTGGCTAGGTCAGGTTCGTGATGCTTTACGAGCCGATGGTAAAGATTTTGGTACAACAAAAATCGTATCTGGTAACAAGAAGTTCAAGGCTACGGTTCGTAAGAAAGTGATTTGGGATCAAGATAAACTCCGTAATGAGTTAAATTCTATGTCACCAGAAAACGCTCAACACTACGGAAAAGTAGTTTTTTCTGTAGAAGAGCGTAAATACACAGCCGCTCCACCAGAAATCAAGCAGCAGCTTGAAGACTGTAGAACGGTGGAGATTGGTAGTTTCTCATTTGAGGAGGATGTATAATGGGTTTGCAAATTATATCGGCAGAACAAAGACTTGCAGAGAAACGCGGTCATAAGATCGTTGTTTGTGGACCAAGCGGTGTAGGTAAAACAACATTAGCTAGAACGCTTGATCCTAAAAAGACTTTGTTCATGGACTTAGAAGCAGGAGATGCGGCCATCGAAGGTTTTCCTATTGATGTTATTCGTCCACAAACATGGGCAGAATGTCGTGACTTTGCTTGTTATCTTGGTGGGCCAAACCCATCATTACATGAAGATCAATGCTATAGTCAGGCACATTACGATGGTGTGTGTCAGATGTATGGTGATCCAGATCAATCGTTATTGAGGTATGAATCTCTGTTTATCGACTCTATCACAGTCGCAGGGCGTTTATGCTTTCAATGGTGTCAGCAACAGCCAGAAGCACGATCCGACAGGACTGGCAAGCTAGACACTCGTGCAGCCTACGGGATGCATGGTCGTGAGATGATGGCATGGCTAACACACTTGCAGCATATCCGCGACAGAAACGTAATCTTTGTTGGCATCTTAGATGAGTATACTGATGATTATGGGCGTAAGCAATACGCGCTCCAAATCGAAGGCTCTAAAACTGGCAAAGAATTACCGGGCATCGTAGACGAAGTTATCACGATGGCGGTCTTGGGAGGCGAAAACGGACCCTATCGCGCCTTTGTCTGCGATGCTTTAAATGAATGGGGCTATCCCGCAAAGGATCGTTCTGGTAGGCTCGATACACTCGAAGAGCCACACCTTGGTAAACTATTAAGTAAAATGGGCAGTGGGGGTAACACAGAAGCCAAATTAAATTTTGTGAACCCCAAAGATCAAATGTTAGCAGAAGGAACAGAAAATGCTGAATCTAAATAACGCATCGGTGTCAGAGGCACCAACACAAACACGCACACTTATTCCAAACGGTACAGTGTGTCGTGCAATCATGGCAGTCAAAATGGGTGATATTGAAATCCCTGAGTTTGGCAACGGCCTATGGTTCAAAAGATCTGCCAGTTCAAACGCGAAGTGGATGGAAGTAGAATTTACAGTTGTCGGTGGTGAACATGACAGGCGTAAGTTTTGGCATCGTATTTTTGTCGATGGTGACAAGATNGGACAAAGCGGTATTCCGTTNGCNAAAGAGATTGGTTTGTCTACGCTTCGNTCAATTATNGAAAGNGCAAACAATATTGATCCATCTGATATGTCAGAGGCTGCGGTGCAAAGACGCAACATTGGTGGCGTNAATGACTTGAGTGGNATGGANATTTGCGCTAAAGTCGGAATTGAAAAAGGNACNGGCGGNTATGAGGANAAGAATAAACTCATGGCAGCAGTAACACCGAACCAGANAGATTTTATCCCTTCTGGACAGGCACCGATGACGCAAGCACCTGCGGCTCAACCGCAACAGGCAGCGCAGCCNACATCNGGTNCAGTTCCTAGTTGGGCTAANANNTAAATCTAGCGGCACAGGTTTTTTCCACACCTGCTAGACCTCGCACAGGGGGGGCGAGGGTCCAAAACCCCCCTCCATCTAGACTAAGAAGTGGATTCGGATATGTTACTGCGCCCCTATCAAGAGGCCGCTATAAATGATGCTTGCAAGGCATTAGATAAGCACAAAAACACAATCGTTGTTGCGCCCACAGGGGCAGGTAAAACAATCATGTTGTCTGCGCTTGTCGGTGAGAGGTTCAAAAAAGGTCAAAGAGTTCTTGTCATGCAGCACAGGGACGAGCTTGTTGACCAAAACAAATCAAAGTTCGAGAGAATAAATCCGTACATCACAACAAGCATTGTGAATGGATCAATGAAGGACTGGAGCGGGAATACTGTATTCTCTATGGTTCAGACGATTTCTCGTGACAACAATCTTATAGACCGTCCTAAGTTTGATATGGTGGTAGTTGATGAAAGCCACCATGCAGCAGCAGACACATATTTAAAAGTTATCAACACAGTTAAAGAAGACAATCCAAAAGCAGAGATTGTCGGGTTTACAGCCACACCAAACAGAGGTGATGGCAAGGGGCTGCGAAAGATATTCAATAACTGTTCGCACCAAATAGATATTACAACACTTATTCGAGAAGGCTTTCTCGTACCGCCAAAGTCATATGTGATTGATTGCGGCATAAAAGATAAGCTGAATGATGTTGCGATTAGAGGCAACGACTTTGACATGGAGCAAGTCGAGTCCATCATGAACCGTAAGGTCATCAATCAAAAGGTTGTCGAAGAATACATAAATCATGCTGATGGCAGAAAGACAGTTGTATTTTGCAGTACAGTAAAACACGCGGAAGATCTGTTAGAAGAGTTCCTAGAGCAAGATATCAATGCAGAAATGGTCACAGGAGAGACCCCAAAGGCAGATAGGGCGGAAACGCTGCACGATTTGGCTCATGGCGATGTTCAGGTCGTAGTCAATGTATCTGTGCTTACAGAGGGCTTTGATGCGCCACCAGTGTCGTGCATCATTTTAACCAGACCATGTTCTCAGAAAGCTACAATGGTTCAGATGATCGGGCGTGGTTTGCGCACAATAGATCCAGAAGAGTTTCCAAACCTAATCAAAAAAGACTGCATTGTTCTAGACTTCGGGACAAGCATACTGACGCACGGATCTCTGGAAGATGCTGTTAATCTAGACGAAAAACAAAAGGGCGAAGCACCGCTCAAACAATGCCCAGAGTGCGAAAGCCCTGTGCCTATGAGTGCCAAGATATGTCCTATCTGTGATCATATTTTTGATAGCGGCGAGAAAGACGAAAAAGAAGAGCTTCATACGTTTGAGATGACAGAGTTTGATCTGATGCAAATGTCTCCATTTAGATGGATGGATATGTTCGGGGATCAAAGTCTACGCATGGCTATGGGTTTTGAGGGCTTTGTCGGAGTAGCGAATACTTCTGATGTGTCAGTTGCTTTTGGCAGAAAGAATAAAGGTAATTTAAGAGTTTTGGCAGTTGGTGGTGGGGTACAATGTACGGCTGCTGCTGATGATTTCTTGCGAGAGATCGAAGATGGCAATGCCGCTAAAAAGACAAAAAGGTGGCTAGATCAACGATTAACGGATAAACAAAGAGTACACCTTGCTACTCAGGGGATAAATGTCGAGCCATTTGACTTCTCTTGGACGAAGTATAGGGCAGCTTGTATGCTTAGTTTCTTATGGAACAAGCGTACAATCGAGACAACAGTGGAGAGGTATCTATGAACAAAAATAAATTTCATCCCAAAGGGTTAGTCGGCAATCCAGAAGGTATGTTGATGACGATGAAATCTGGGAAAAGAAATGCTGACGCACTGAATCGTTGGCAAGTAAAAGACGTAAAAACGAGATGGGCAGTATATGATGATGGGCTTAAAATTTGGTTTGATGGTGAGTTGGTTGCCAAAATTGATCCAAGTGAATTTAAGCACATGGTCTCGGATCTTGCGTTATGGTTAAGGCACAATGACGCAGAGGATCAGGGTGATGGCAAAGTTTGAAGTTTTTTTGGTTATGGCGAAGAAAAAAGACAATGGAGAGGTTTATACGGAAGATTTGGAATATGCTTGTTATTGCGATGATACCTACAAGCACGTTCACATGAGTGATACCGCGAATGA